TCGATTAACAAACAAGGGGGGGTGGTAGTCCTAAACCTAGATAATTCAGACGCCAGAAGAATAGTTGAATCCTGTTACCGGACACATAAGACACTTATAAATCCGATCATAGACTGGGACGACGAATTCTTGTGGTGGTACATACGAAAAGAAAATATCATTATCAATCCACAGTACAACAACGGCTGTCCTGGCGGCTGTCAAAGAATCGGTTGTATCGGTTGCCCTATGGGCGGCGCGAGAAGATGGGCCGAATTCGAACGATACCCTAAGTATCGGGACGCCTACATTCGTGCGTTCGACAAAATGCTGGAAGCCAGGAAGGCACACGGGAACAAATATATTCCAGGTTGGGATTCTGGTTTAAAAGTTTTCAAGTGGTGGATGGAAGACGATAATTGCGACGGTCAATTAAGCTTTGACATCGACGGAAATATTTTCGAAGACTACATAAGGTAGCCGACAGAGCTTCGATAGAAAGGAAATAAGCACATGGCACAGGAAAAGGAAATCAAGAATTTTGTTTTCAACTACACCGACGGCACAAGCGAAACCGTCGAAAAGGGTTTCTTTTGCAAGATCAAAGACGAACCAAACGGCGAAGCGACATTAAGTTTCGAAATGGTCGGCGTATCTGGAAAAGACCTGACACAAATTGTTCTGGGTTGCGTCGAGTTGGGCGCGCGCCTGGGAATGTTCGACAAAAAGGAAAGTGAGGAAATAAGCGAATGAGTAACACAAAGGAAAGCGTTGTTTTGAAGTATGACGACATGGGGATTCCATCCATCATGTTAAAGGTTGAGAACACGGCGAAGACGCCGGAAGAAGCCGACAGAATGTTCTTCGTGCGTGGTGTTGAGTATGACGCCGTATATCTTAGCCGCTTCGTGAATTGCGTCCAGAACGGCCGCGCGTATTCGTTGCCGCTGATGGATCCGAAGGTATCTATCGACATGGACGACGCGATCGCGGCTTGTAGAAAGAAGGGCGCCGGCTGGCACTTAATGACCGCCATCGAATGGAACTGGTTAAGAAAGCACACGAACCCGGATGTCCACGGAAACACCTGGAAAGGCCACTATCACAATGACGAAACCGAAGTCGGAATCAAAGTCCCGAACACCTGGCGGACACTGACCGGATCCGGCCCGGCTTCCTGGTTCCATAACGGGAACAAAGAAACGGGCGTCGCTGATGTGGTCGGCCTGGTTTGGAAAATGATCGCCGGTATGCGCTTAAAGAATGGCGTCTTCCAGTATATGCCCGACAACGACGCGGCACACCCGGAAGCCGATCTTTCCGAAAGAAGTCAGGAATTCAAGGAAGTTTACATTGACGATCTTCCGTTCCCGGATCCGATAAAGATTGGGCCAGGCGAAGACGGCTTGATGATTACAACGTCCGGCGAAGTGGAAGGCTGGGACGCGGTGAGACGCCACGACGTGGTTGTGGATCTTCCGGCGGACAAGATCCCGGAGATCTTAAAAGACTTAGGAATCATCACCGAAGGAATGGACAAAGACGACGCCTGGTTCGCGGCTGACGCAAGCCTGGACGAAGCGGTGTGTTACGTCTCTGGCAGTTACTACCACACTTCGAGCGCTGGCCCTTCCGCGTTGTACTTGGACTACCCACGTTCGAACGTCGGGTCGCTCCTCGGCTTCTTCTCCGCTTGTTTAGGGGAACCTGTTATCCGATAACTGAAATCTGTATTCCGCGCGATAGCGCGTTAATTGGCCCGTAAGGGCCGGAAAGGTGGAACCATGTATAAACCAACGATCAACACATCATACAAAGGTGTATGCAAATTATACGAAACGTGCGGCCGTTCTGATTACTGTTTACGCGCCGCCGAAGACATTCTTTTTATTCACGGCTTCGACATCACAAAAACGCCTGGATATGAAGATCTTACACCCGATCAGAAAGAACTGTTCGCCGCCCATTGCGTAAAGTACATGAACAGCGTCGGAATGAACACAAAGATTACTATGTACCCGAAAACGGTTCATTTCGTCCGCGAATATCAGTATTGTTCTTTCCCGGAATGGGACGAAGAAATTCAGAAAAATATTCGCTGGCAGATCGGGCGCGAATGGATCATCTTAAAAGCCAACGGCCGGACAAAGAAGTTCAAAAAGTACCTGGACGACGACAGAACCGAAGCCGACATCGACAAGACGGTCACGAAGGAATTTGAATATCTTCGCGTTGACTGGCGGCAGAACGGAACAAACGTCTGGTTCCACGTTACGGCCCCGGATGAATACTATTAAGGCGGTGAGATTATGAAGAAGACAAACGAAGGCCAGAACGGCCAGGTTGAGAACTTAAAAAGCATTTTAGAGGGTTTCGGAATCAAAACGTCGAAGGAACTTGACGCCGCACTTTCGGAAACCCTGGACGCCCTGACAATCGGCATTATGACAGACCGCGCGATCGGGGCGAGAAATTCAGCATAAAGCAAAGGCGCAACGTCAAAGATTGGAACCCTGACACGTTGCGCCCGATGTTGGCCGCGTTTTGGACACAGCCTTTAATAATTATAGGGGAAACGTGAAGAAATGTCAATCGTTAGAAATACAAGGGAAGCCCCGTATTACATAGACGGAATCACAAAAGCGACGGATCCATTCTGGAAAGTCTATTGCACTTGTGGTTTCACGTTCCTTTCGTGCATTTCAAACGGCAAGTGTCCGAAATGTGGGCGCGTGGAAGGTAAACGAATGTTAGGCGATAGAACTTTCGAAGAAGTCGTCGCGGAACGCGGACAGCCGCGGCCGCTGGAAGATTAAATCAGAATAAATCAGAGTTTATCAGAGTAAATCCGACTTTATCAGAGTTTATCAGAGTTTATCAGAGTTTATCAGAGTAAATCAGAGAAAAAGGCGGTGAAACTTTGAACAGACTAGGCTTTATCGTTTTGTCGATCCTTTCCCAGAATGGGGCGACGAACAAATTATCTTCGATGTCGGTTCAGGAGATTTCCGACACGGAAGAATTCGGTTATAAGCCGAACACAATCTTCAAAAAAATCAAGGAATTCGAAGACGCCGGATATATCGGCCGCGGCTTAAAGGAAGGCCGGGCGGACACGTTCTTCATCACGGACACCGGACGGGAATTCCTGGAAGGGGCGAAGCATGAAACGAAGTGACGCCAGAACAGAAACGACAACCGGACGGAAAACGTCCGATAATACCACGAAGGGAGAATCAGAACATGAAAAATAAAATTGCTTTTGTAGCGGTCGGCCAGGCCGGCGGCAACATTGGACAGCTTTTCGAAGATCGGGGCTTTAATGTCCTTTACATAAACACGTCCCAGGAAGACCTTGACACCCTGGAACACGCAAAATATAAATACCACATTCCGGGCGGCGAAGGTTGCAATAAGAACCGCCGGAAGGCGAAACAGCTTGTAATCGACGACTTCGACCGTATCGCGGCAGAGATCGAAACCAAAATCAAGGCAGATCTGACGTTCGTTATCTTCGCCAGCGGCGGCGGAACCGGTTCAGGAGCCGGCCCGATGTTGATTGATCTTTTAATCGACGAAGGCCGCGCCATCGGAGCGATCACGATTGTTCCGGGGCAGAATGAAAGCGTGAAGGCACATATCAATTCTTACGACTGTTTTTCGGAGTTGACAGAAATCGCCGGAACGGCCGCTTGCTTCATCCTAGACAACGACCGGGCGGAAAAATTGTCAATCAATACTTCCTTCGCGGACGACTTCTGTTCGTTCCTGGAAGTACCGGAGAAACACAAGAGCGTGAAGGGCAATATTGACAAGGCAGAAATCATGGAGACACTAAGCGCCCACGGAATGGCCCTTGTGACGTCCAGAAAGGCCCAAAACAGCGCCGAAACGATTAAGGCTATACAAGATAACCCTTACGCCCCTATCGAGGGTGACAGAGCCGTTAAATACATCACAGCGTCATTGTCGGACGGTGTAACCATGCCGGAACTGGAAAAAGCGATCGGAACCCCGATCGACACCTTCCAGACCTTCAATGACGAAGGAATCACAATTTGTTGTATTTCGGGGCTGACTTATCCACAATCACGTCTGGATATTGTGTATAAAAAAGTGGATGAAAACAAAGAGGTGATCGAAAAGAACCTGACAGCAACCAGAGAAACCCGGATGAAGAAATCAATTAACTTCCTGGATGATCTGGAACCGCCGAAGAAGGCGGCAGAAGCCCCGAAACCGAAATCAAAACGGGACATTATGAGCAAGTATTTATAAAGGCGGTGTTTTTATGGCGGAAATTAACTGGATCAAACTTCGTGTAGATATGTTTGACGACGATAAAATCAAAATCATTCAATCCATGCCGGAAGGCGACGCGATCCTGGTCGTGTGGATCCGTATTCTTGCGCTTGCTGGTAAATGCAACGCGAAGGGCCTTGTCTTGATCGAAGACGAATTCCCATATTCTGACGAAATGCTGGCGACTATTTTTAATAAGCCGCTGGCAACCGTCCGCCTGGCCCTTACGACCTTCGAGAAGTTCCACATGATCGAGAGAACCGAAAAAGGGATCTACATAACCAACTTCGAAGCGAACCAGAACAGCGAAGGCATGGAGAGAATCAGAGAACAAAACCGGATCAGACAGCAGAGACAGCGCGAAAAGAAACGCGCCCTTCTAGGAATGTCACAGCCAGAAGGAAAGTCAGAACCCCAGGAAGAACCGGCGGTTTTGCCGAAAGAAGAAACTGAAATCGTGACCGATGGCGTGACGCGTCACGTTACATCACGCGTGACAAATCGTGAAATCACGGAACAGAATAAGAATAAGAATATAGATATATATAATATATCTTCTAACGAAGATATAGTCGAAACTTCGGAAAAAAAATCCGAAGTTCCTGACCGCGAACCGGAAAAAACGAAGAAAACGGATCGGTTATCTTATGACCTGATCGTGGAAGACTTTCGAAATACCTGTCCAGCCCTTCCGGGAATCCGCGGATTGAATGATACCAGGAAGGCGAAGATCCGTTCCCTGGTGAAAGAATTGGACAAACTGAAAATCTTTCCAGGGCTGGAACCCGAAAAGAAATTACACATCATTTTCCAGGCGGCACAGAACAGCGACTTTCTTTCCGGCAGAAACGGGAAATGGAACGGTTGTTCCTTCGACTGGTTGATAAATAAAACAAACGCCTTGAAGACGCTTGAAGGCACATATCAAAACAAAGGGGGATCCGCAAATGGAAGAATCAATCCAGGAGACAATGAACAAAATGTTTCCCGACCTGATGGCACGACGAGCGCGGCGCTTGAACGGTTCCGAAGAAACGCCGGACGATCAGACACCGAAATATAATTGTCCGATTTGCCATGATAGCGGCTGGGAAATGGTGACAGGCCCGGACGGGTACGAATTTTGTCGCCGGTGTAAATGCGGAATCTTCGAACGCCAGGCAATCGAAAGAAAGCTGTCCTTCGCCACTATCCCGAAGGAGTTTGAAGGCCACACGGTCGAGAATTTCAAAACCGACTGTTATAGCACGAAGGAGAATCGCGAACTGGCCCAGATGGCGAAGGTTATCGCTTCCCGGTACGTGGAACAGTTCGACGAGATCCGGGAAACCGGCAAAGGCTTATATTTTTATTCACAGACAAAGGGATCCGGTAAAACTAGGCTGGCCGTGTCCATTGCAAACGACCTGATTCAGAAAAAGATCATCGCGGCAAAGTTCGCGACCACAATTCAAATTCTGGATCAGATAAAAGCAACCTGGGGCGGCGAATGGAAGAACGAAGAAACCGAACAGAAATTGATCCAGGAAATCGTTTCGGTTCCAGTCTTGGTGATCGACGACATCGGCGTCGAAGCCGTGAAACCATGGATCAATGAGCGTTTTTATAATATCTTAAACGGACGCATGATCGAAAAGCGTGTGACAATTTTTACAAGTAATTGCCGCATGGAAGAATTAAATTTTGACGACAGAATCATAAACCGAATTATCAAAATGGCGTTGCCGGTGCAGTTCCCGGACGAATCAATCAGAACCGCAATCGCCAGGAAGGAGAACGACGACCTTCTGGATCGTCTTCTGGGGGCGTGATTATAGCGGTTGACTTCGACGGCGTGTTATCCAGTGTCGGAAAGTGGCCGGAAGTCGGGGAACCGAACGAAGCCCTGATGAACTGGCTTTCAGATCTTCGGGCTGGCGGCCACAAGGTTATTTTGTGGACGTGCCGCGTCGGGGAAGCACTGGAAAGCGCGGTCGCCCAGTGCCGGGAACACGGGCTTGAATTCGACGCCGTGAACGATAATATACCAGAAATCGTTGAAATGTACGGCGTGAACAGCCGAAAGATAACGGCTGATTACTACATCGACGACAAAGCGGTCGTCGTTAAATTCGAGAAAGGGAAAGAACATGAATGAAGCAGATAACAAGATCATTGACAAGATCGAAAAGCTGATCGCCTTATCCAGTTCGGATAATGAGAACGAAGCGAAGGCCGCCATGTTAAAAGCACAAGAGTTAATGGCAAAGTACGAAATCGAAATGAGCCAGATCAACCCGGACAAGGCGAAGGAACGCCCGGTTGTGTCCTATACGTCACCGTCGTTCCGCGACGACTGGGTGGTCGATCTTGGCTGTCTGATTGCCGGGAATTTCAGGTGTCGGGCGGTTATTTCGTCAAGACGCAGATCCGGCGGCGCGTTCCGGCTTAAATTTTTCGGGTTCGACGAAGACGCACAGATCAGCATTAACATTTTTAATTATGCCGTGAAAGTGATCCGCCGGAGAATGGCGACACTTCGGGCGATTTATGCGGAAGCCGGCCGGGAGTTTGGCCGGAATGAAAAAATGAACTACGTCGAAGGCTTTAACGCCGGACTTCACCAGAATTTCGAAGACCAGAAGAAACAAAGCGAAACCTTCGCCCTGGCTTGCCTGGTTCCGGCAGAAGTGAACGCGTTTGTCGATGAAATCCCAGGAATGGAAGAATACCAGAACCGGGAATTTGAAAGAAGCCGCGAACACGATCTTCTTCGCCAGTATGGCTATATCGACGGAAAGAATTTTCAGAACGCCGGGGACAAGGAACGCCTGGCAGAATAGAAACGGGAAGGTGGTTGAATGAATTTTGTGGAATGTAAAGAAAAGTATTTTATCATTGTGGAAGGCGAGGAAAGAGCGATTATCCGGGGGACAGAAAAAGACGCCGAAAGAAAGCGAAAAAAACTTGCAAAGTACAGCAAGGGAAAGAAAATTTTTATCTTCAAAGCCGTTGAAAGAAACTAACCCGGAAGCGGAGATCTACGAAGCTATTAACCGGATTGAATTTCAGTTCGGCAAGGAAACCCACACGGTCGGCGAAGCGAACCTGTTATTCGCCTACGAAGTCGGCCTTGACCTGTTCACGGTCTACGTGATAGCCCTTTCGGAGCATTACGGCGCGATCGTGTTCTATTTGCCGGAAGACCTGACAAGGGAAATCGCGCGGCATTTGCCGCCGGATGAAACATTCCAACGCTACATAGCGAATCTGATCGAACGCCAGGCTGGCCTTCGAAACATTAACACAGTTTTGAAGGGCTTCGGCATGGGTTGCGAAGCGGCCGCGGAAGCATTGCTTGAATTATCCGCCGCGGTCGGAAAGGTCATGGACAAACCGATCGACTATCGGGAAATGCCGAATAATTGGCTGAAAATGCACCACAAACCAATGAGACGAAAAGGAAAGGGGAGAAAGAACAAATGAACAAATGGCTGGGATCTGGCAGACTTACGGACAATCCGGTTCTGAAATATGACAGTGATCGCGCCGTATTTGCCACATTTACGATTATGTGTGTCCGGGACGGTAAAATCCCGGACGGCGGCCAGGCGGTCGATTTTATCGACTGCAAGTGTACCGGACATAACGCGGAATTCGCGAAAAACTTTTTAAGAAAAGACAAGAAGGTCGAGGTTGTCGGCCGTCTGGAATCCGGGCATTATACGGAGCCTGGCGGAAGAAAAATCTATACAAAGACCGTCCGCGTCTATGAAATCAACTTCGCCGAAACGAAGGCAGAGGAAGAAGCACGAAGACAGACCAGGGAAAACGAACAGGTTCCACCGCCGGCGCCGGAAAATAGTTCGTTTATGGACATCCCGGAAGGGGACGGGGAATTCCCGTTCCGTTAATGGACGACCTGAAATACAACGGTTCCGGTTATCGTGACGTTACGGCGGAACGCGCGATCCGAAAAGCAGATAAACAGCCGCAGGAAGTGACCGATCTTGTGGAGATATTCAAGAAAATTGCAGATTTACAAGGCTATGAGATCCACGGCCGGATCGGCTTCAAGAATAAGCACACCGGCATAATTTACAAATAGCCAGGAAGGAAAAAGGATGATGGTAAAAACAACTTGTGTTTGCGACCGGTGCGGAAAGACATTCGACGAAGTGAATTCAAAGACAGTCAAAATCGTTTCGGCCAGAGCAGAGAGAAAGAAGGAAAGCCAGGAGCCAAAGAAAACCGGCTTGTTTTGTGGCCTTTTTGACTTTTTGAACAGATACACGGTAAAAGATTTTTGCCCGGAGTGTATCGAAGAAATTAAGGGATTTATCCAGAAAGGAGCGATCGAGAGTGAAAACAGTCCTGATAAGCATTAAGGAAAAATGGTGGAAGAAAATTCTTTCCGGGGAAAAGGAACTGGAAATCCGCAAGAACAGACCGAAGGGGATTGAATATCCCTTCCGGGTTGTCTGCTATGTGACTGGACGCGGAATCATGGGCGCGTTTACTTGCGATTATATCAAGAAAACTAATGACTACAAGGAACTTTCGGAGCGTTCCGGCCTGGAACCTGGCGAATTATTCGAATATGCCAACGGGGCCAACGGGAAAACCGATACTTGTCTTTATGGCTGGCACGTCAAGGAAGGAACACCGGTCGAATTCGACCAGGCGTTCAAGATTGACACGGCCGGAGTTGTCAGGCCGCCGCAAAGCTGGTGTTATATCCAGGAATACACGGCGAACCTGGTCGCGTATAGCTTCGACGGCGAAACATACGGCGCGACCTACAACAACACGAAGGAAGCCCTGAAAGACGCGATCGTGGAATTTGAGGAATTCAAGAAACATCCGCTGAAAAGAGGGATCCCGAACAAGATCTTCGTCGGCCAGTGCGAATTTTATCGTCCGTCGCTTTCAAATTCCGGTTACGACGTGATCGAAGCGGTTCAGTGCCAGGCCCAGAACGAGGGCGGCGAGTGGGCCGACGATTACCTGGACGACGCCACAAAGGAACAGATAGAAGAACTGGAAAACGGCCTTGAAGCTGTCTTCCAGGATTGGATCCAGAAATATAATTTTTACCCGAATTTTTACACGATCCCGGCCGCGGATGTTTACACTTACGACGGCGAACAGCTTATCCAGGAAGGGGACGCGAAATGAAAGTCCTGGTTATAATGGCCGCCGTCGTGGTATTCCTGGCGTTTATCTTCGCACTGGCCGCGGCCGCGTCGTGTAAAAGCGACGATGAAAAGAAGGATGAAGATCGGGAACAGGAAGAATGGATCTTGAAGACCAGAAAGGAAAAGAAATGGAAAATCAACAGGAAAGAATAAATAAATTTATGTCCCTTATGACCGAAGCCAGCCAGGCGACCGGGATCACCTACGCGGTGGAACAGGGACAGGCGCTTGTCGTTTTTGACCTGGTAAAGAATGAACCGGTTGAACTGGAAATCGTTGTCGGAACCGAAGCAGTCCGCGAGAATGGCCAGACGTCGCTTACAACTTTCGACCGGTCGAATGTCGAGTAAAAAGAAAATCGGTCTGATTGATGTTGACGGACATAATTTCCCGAACATCCCATTGATGAAAATATCGGCATATCACAAGGCACGCGGCGACGATGTTTCGTGGTATCAGCCGTTATTTTCGGGACACATGGATCGGGTGTATATGTCAAAAGTATTCAGCTTCACACCGGATTATGAATATTATATCGACGCCGACGAAGTGATAAAAGGCGGATCCGGTTACTGTATTTCTTTGAAAGACGGAAAAGAAGAATTTGATAAAACGAAAGACATTCCGCTTCTGCCGGAAATAGAACATATCTATCCAGATTATGGCCTTTACGGAATAACCGACACGGCTTACGGATTTCTTACAAGAGGATGTCCGCGTGGTTGCGACTTTTGCCATGTGGCCGCGAAAGAAGGAAAATGTTCGGTCAAGGTCGCTGATCTATCCGAATTCTGGCGTGGACAGAAAAATATAATGCTATGCGATCCGAATATTTTAGCTTGTCGAGACTGGAAGGAATTGTTGAAACAGTTAATAGACAGTAAGGCGAGGATAAATATAAACCAGGGCTTAGATATTCGGCTAATGACCGAAGAAAAGGCGGAAATGATCGGAAAACTTCGCGTCGAAAGCGTTCATTTTGCCTGGGATAAGTACCAGGACAAAGAAACAATCCTTCCGAAGTTCCGCCAGTTCAAGGAAATAACCGGATGGGGAGCCAGAAAAACAAGTGTGTATGTCCTGACGAATTTTGACACCACATTCGAACAAGACCTTGAAAGAATCTATACACTTCGCGATCTGGGCTATGATCCTTATGTGATGATTTACGACAAGGAACACACGAAAGGGAATGATCCGGTTCGACTTCTTCAAAGGTATGTGAATAATAGACGGATATTCCGAACAATCAGCCGATTTGAAGACTATGATCCGAAAAAAGGATAATTACATAATGGACGGAGAAAAGAAAGGAAAATCGGAGTCTTCGGGGATCCTGGACAATTACGAATGTGACGGCCAGATGTCAATTTATGACTTTCCCGAATGGCTTCCTGATTCAATGAACGAAGAAAGGAATTTGAAACATGGGAAAGAAAAATAAACGCCCGGAATATGTCATAATTTGCCGGGAATTCAATCGGGCCGCGGCCAGGATTGATATAACAGTCATAGACAAAGGCGTCACCGATCACCTGATGGACAGCCTTATAAAACTTCATTTACGCGATCCGCACAAGCGTTATTTTCTGACCTTGAAAAAGGATTTTCAGATTTACGGCGCGGTTTGGAAGAAGCAGATCGAAACGATGGACATTAAGAACAATAAAAGAATTGTTGAACTGGGGGTTGACCTGGAATGAGCCGCCAGAGATCCCGGAGTGTAAAATATTATTGCTGTCCGGTTTGCGGAAAGAATTCGACAGACCGGATCGCAATCGAAAAGCATTACCGGGAAAGACACCCGGTAAAAATCGACGAAGTGATTTACTGTAATATTTGCGGCGCCGGCTGGCACGTCAACGCATACGGCGACCGCGGAGCCAGGGAACGGGCGGCCGCCTGTTATCAAAGCCATATTGACAACGAGGACATGGACGAAACGGCCGGAAGGACCTTTTTCCTGTCTGGCGGTTCGTTTGGCTATGTGAATGTAAAGAAAGGGGGCTTACAAGATGGCAAGAAGGAAAAAGAACCAGGAAAACGCGAATGAAACCGAAGATTTCAAGCCGACACCGCTAAACGATAACGATCCAGAACTTGAAACGGCTTATTTGAATTCTTATCCGGTGGAAACGAAGGATATTCCAAAAGACGCGAAGCTGATCGGAGTTATCGAAGCCCTGGCCTTCCCGGTGGAGATCTACCAGGACGCCGACGGGAATTATATTTCATGTGTACAAGAAAGGTGAGGAAATGAGCAAAGAAGAAGCGGTTCAATTACTGACCGCGGCCGGATATAAAGCGAAAGTCGAAAATTCGGTCGTGATTGCCAGGGTTGAGAATTTCACAAAGAAAGAATTTGAAAAAGTCCGAAAAATCCTGAAAGACGCCGGTTATAATAGCAGTTTCGGGATCAAGGAATCGAAAGGGGAAGAAAAGAATGTCCAGGACGAAGAATCCGCAGAAACTTAAAGCCGGCGACACGATAAAATGTCGGGACGCGGACGACGCGATCAGGATGTCCGAAGAACTTCTGAAAGCTGGGATCTATACCGATTTTCTTTATTACAAAGACGGAAAACGGGGCTTGTGGCTGGAAGTGGTGAAAGATTATGAAAACGGTTGATTTGACAAAAAGTTTGTTGTAAAATAAAAGGACGGAACGCCGTTTCCGACTTCTCCGCCCACAAAACCTTTAATAATCATAGCACGAAGCGGCCGTGATTGCAAGGGGAAGTCTAATGGCGAAACCGTCTAATAACAACGAAAGGAACCTTTTTAGAGACATTGACCTTCAAATTATGTTGTGTAATGAGAGAATCAAAAATCACAGAAGGTCGATCGACAAGATCAAAAAAATGTGTGGGTGGAATGGCCCTTCTGGCGTTGGTGGAATTGACTATTCGAAAGAGTCTTCGCCTAGCACTCACATTTCTTTTCTGGAAGGGCTGGAACTGATCCAGCGCGACGAAGCGAACATCCGAACACTGACAGAGGAACGGAAGGAACTTCGCCGGAGCAAAAAGCGCGTGCAAAAGATTTATTCGAGCCTGACCGGCTACGAAGAAAAAATCTATTACAACCGCGTGATTTTGAAAGAGACACAGCAAAGAACCGCCGAAAAAATCGGTCTGTCCGTCCGCCAGGAACAGCGGATCGAAGGGGACATGAAAGACCGCGGCTTGATCTGAAAATGAAAATTTTTTGAAACGAAAATTTTTCAAAAATTTGAACCGGTTTTTGAAAGACCGAAAGTTCGAAAAACCCAGTAAATACACGGGGAAGTGTAAAAATACAATGTCGTATTTCATGTCGTGTTTTATGTCGTAAAAATGTCGTAAAAGATGTCGTGGAAATGTCGTGTTCCCGTGTGCTATAATGTGTATGTTGATAAGTGGATCAATAAGACCTTCGAAAAGGCGTCGCAGAAATGCGGCGCTTTTTTCATGCCTGAAAAAGAAAGGGGGCGTAAACGATGAACACGGTCGAACCGATCCGGGACATGGATCTTGTTATGGATCTGGCCGACTATCTGAAATCGAACAACGAAAGAGATTACGTCCTTTTTATGTTCGGAATTTATACGGGGCTTCGAATTTCTGACATCCTAAAATTTCGCGTGCGAGATGTAAAGGGAAAAGACGCGGTTTATATCCGTGAGAAGAAAACTGGGAAGGAAAAGCGTTTCCCGATAAATTCAGAGTTACGGCCAGTTATCGACGAATATATTTCCGGGAAGCGCGACTTTGAATACCTGTTCCGTTCCCCGAACTATCAGAACAAAGCAATCACACGCCAGCAAGCCTATAACATATTATCGGCGGCCGGCCGGAAGTTTGGCCTGGACAGCATAGGAACGCACACCTTACGGAAGACGTTCGGCTATCATATGTACCAGCAGACACACGACGCCGTGACACTGAAAGAGATCTTCAATCATGCAGACATAAGCGTCACACTTCGGTACATCGGGATCAACCAGGACAACAAAGACAAACTGATTAAGGGCCTGACCTTCAAGCATGGCCGCAAATAAAAGAACACCCAGACACGCCTTGAAGACGCGTGAAGAATGGGAAGTTCTTTTTCTTTTTGCCCTGTACTTGACACAACGGGCGCGTGACAAGTGACGGTGTAGCCTTTTGTTCGCACTATAATGAAAGCGGACGTCCACCGACCATTTGACACAATAGTAAGATATGACAAGAGAGGGGAGCGACCGACGGAGCGACCGGCCATGACGGTTTTTGAAAAAAATTCCCGAAAAAATTTTAGGTTCTTCCGCCGGACAAAATTTTGTTGCGGGTCTACGAGGCCCAAAATCTTCCCAGATACAGAAAAAAAATAACGAAAGTTGCCGTTTCCGTTTCGGGCGGCAGAAAGGGGGCCAGGTATGGCAAAACAGGAAACAGAATCAGCGAAAGTCACGGATATAGACAGCCTGACCGTATCAGCGGCCGTCCTGGGGAACATTTTCGGGGTCACCGACCGAAGGATCCGCCAGATGGCAGAAGAAGGAATCATCGTCCGGGCGGCGAAGGGACGTTATAACCTGGTCGATTCCTTGAAGAACTATATTCTTTCGCTGAAACTGGCCGTTGACAGCAACGACGGCGACAATCCAGACGGCGAACTGAACTTCGAAGAAGAAAAAGCCCTTCACGAAAGAGTCAAGCGTCATATTTCAGAAATGAAATTGCAGACCATGAAGGGAGAACTTCACAAGGCGGACGACGTTCGCCATGTTATGACCGATATGTTATCGTCCTTCAAAACAAGAATGATGAACATTCCGGCCAAAGTTGCCCCAGTCCTGGAAGACCGCGACGCCGGTTATATCAAGGAACGCCTGACGTCGGAAGTCACGGAAGCGCTGAACGAATTAAAAGACTACAATCCGGCTGATTTTTATAGTGACGAATACGTGGAAGGTGAAGACGATGAACAAATCTGACCTTCAAATCGACTTTAAAACGGTGAAACTGTTCCGCGAGATCGCCCAGATTGTGGCGCCGCCCCCGATCCTGACAGTTAGCCAGTGGGCCGACCGGTACAGAAAACTTTCGGCAGAGTCCGCCGCGGAACCCGGACAGTGGAACACAGACCGCGCCCCATATCAGCGCGAAATTCTGGACGCGGTAAACGATCCGGCGTGTGAAGAAGTGGTTATCATGTCTTCGGCCCAGGTCGGAAAAACGGAATTGATTTTGAACACGATCGGCTATTATGTTGACTACGATCCGGCGCCGATCCTGGTTGTCCAGCCTACCCTTGACATGGCGCAAGCCTTTTCGAAGGACAGACTGGCCCCGATGATCCGCGACACGCCGGCATTAACGGACAAAGTAAAGGATTCAAAATCCAGGGATTCCGGGAACACAATTCTTCACAAGAAATTTCCGGGCGGTCATATTACAATGGCCGGCGCGAATTCTCCGGCGTCCCTGGCGTCCCGTCCGATCCGAATTGTCCTGATGGATGAGACGGACAGATACCCAGCCAGCGCTGGCGGCGAAGGAAATCCGATCAAATTAGCGGAAAAACGAACAAATACCTTCTGGAACCGAAAGAAAATCAAGGTTTCAACGCCTACAATCAAGGGCGAAAGCCAGATTGAAAAGGAATTTCTTTCCGGTTCACAGGAAGAATGGTGTGTTCCTTGCCCGTGTTGCGGCCGGTTCCAGCCTTACGAATGGGGGCGGATTCATTTTTCCGACGCGACAATGGAATGTTCGTTTTGCGGTGAACACATTTCCGAAATGGACTGGAAACAGCAGACCGGAAAATATATCGCGAAATTCCCGGATCGCCGCCGGAAAAGGTCGTTCCACTTAAACGAATTAGCGTCGCCCTGGAAACACTGGGAAGAAATTATCCGGGATTTCCAGGAAGCTAACAAGGAATTGAAGGAAAACGGCGACATAAACAAAATGAAGACCTTTATCAATACCAGTCTGGGCGAAACCTGGGAAGAACGCGGCAAGAGTGCCGACGACGATTCCCTTCTTTCACGCCGGGAACGCTACGAAGCAGAAATCCCGGACGGCGTTCTTCTTCTGACGGCCGGCGTCGATGTCCAGGACGACCGTTTCGAAGTGGAGATCACCGGATGGGGCCGCGGCTATGAGTCGTGGGGGATCCGGTATGAAAAGATCTTCGGCGACCTGGAAAAAGACGAAACCTGGGATCGCCTGGAAGAATACCTTGACCGGGAATTATATTTCGCAAGCGGAACATCCCTTCTTCTGGCGTGTACTTGTATTGATACCGGCGGCCATTTCACAACACAGTGTTATAAATGGCTGAAAAAGATGGAACGCAAGGGCAAGCGCATTTATGGAATTAAAGGAATGGGCGGCCCTGGAATACCACTGATCCACAAGGTATCGACAAACAACCAGTATAAAGTGAAGGTCTTTATCCTGGGCGTTGACAGTGGAAAAGAAATCCTTATGACGAGATTAAACACGGTTGACGAAGGGCCGGGGTATTGCCATTTTCCGATTAACGCTGAACGTGGTTACAATGAAACCTATATCAAGGGTATCAATAGCGAACAGCGTGTCGTTCACATTAAGGACGGCCGTCCAGTCATTAAGTGGGTGAAGAAATCGGGAACCCGAAACGAACCGCTGGATCTTCGCAACTATTCCACCGCGGCCGCGGAAATTCTTCGTCCGAACTGGGACGTTCTGGAAGGAAAAATCAAGGCCGGTATAAACTACATGAAAAAACAGCCGAAAAAGAAGGCTACCAAAAAAACAGGCGTCGCAAGCCGCGGCGTCCAGTTGTAAAGGGGGGTTGATAAGATGGCGTTAAGTAGAGTGAAACAGGAACGCCTGGAAAGACTGAAAAAGCGCTTAAATCTGTACTATGAAGCAGAAGAAGCCGTTTTATTAAACCAGGAATACGTGATCGGAACAAAAAGCCTGAAACGTGCGGACTTATCCACGATCCGGGCAACGATCAAAGACATAGAAAAACAGGTTGAACAGTTGGAAGCCGGCGGAAGGAATTTCGCCGGTCGTTTTATTCCACGGGATATTTGAGAAAGGCGGTGCAAAATTGAATATTTTCGACAAAGCGGTCGAGATTGTCAACCCGTCCGCGGCACTCCGCCGGACACAAGACCGGTTCAAATTGCAAATGATCCGTTCCTTTCAAAATTCCGGGTATGACGAGTCGGGCGCTTCCAGAAATAAAAATTCTATGCGTGGATGGCTGGCAAACAGCAAGACACCACAGGAAGACATCGACAAGAACCTTCCAACCTTGCGGCAGAGATCCCGAAGCCTTTATATGTCCGCGCCCCTGGCGGTGTCGGCCATTAAGACAAACCGAACAAACATCGTCGGCCAGGGCTTACAGTTAAAAAGCACGATCGACGGCGACTATCTGGGAATGAGCCGCCAGGAAAAAGAGCGCTGGCAGAAGGACGCGGAACGCGAATTCGCCTTGTGGGCGGACTCAAAGTTTTGTGATTCTACCAGGGTAAACAATTTTTACGAGATCCAACAGGTCGCGTGTATGTCCTGGCTGATGAATGGCGACGCTTGCGTCCTTTTAGAGTACGACAAGCCCTATAAATTTTACCCGTATGGCCTACGAATTCACCTGATCGAAGCAGATCGCATAAGCACGCCACACCAGACCGGAAACAGCGTGTATTTGTACGCCACGGATCCAAACACCCACAACCGGATTTATAACGGCGTGGAAGTGGACGATTCCGGGAAAATCGTCGCCTATCACATTTGTAGCACCTACCCGAACAGCACACTTCGGGCGGAAAAGAAATGGACAAGGGTAAAAGCCTTCGGAGATAAGACCGGATCCCCGAACGTGCTTATGATTTACGAGACGGAACGCGCGGAACAGTACCGCGGCGTCCCGTATCTGGCGCCGGTTATCGAAGCGTTGAAGCAGTTGACGCGGTACAGTGAAGCCGAAATGATGGCGGCCGTTATCAATGGTTTTTTTACCGTCTTTATTACATCGGAGAACGGGACGTCGGACATCGGGTTCGGCGGCGTTGTGGATGACGAAGACAGTGTTTCCAGTGATCCGACAAGCTATGAACTAGGCCCTGGCATGGTGAACGTCTTAAATCCGGGCGAAAAGGTCGAGATTGCGGACGCGAAACGACCGTCAACGAATTTCGACGCCTTCGTGACGGCCCTTGCGAAGTATGTCGGGGCCGCGCTTGAAATTCCGGTCGAACTTCTGACGAAATCCTTTACTTCCAGCTATTCCGCTTCCAGGGCGGCACTTCTGGAAGCCTGGAAGGCGTTTCGAATGAAAAGAACCTGGTTAGCGGCTGATTTATGCCAGCCGATTTATGAAATATTCCTGACGGAAGCAATCGCAACCGGACGCCTGAAAGCGCCCGGTTTTTTCCTGGATCCGATGATTAAAAAAGCCTATTGCGGCGCACAGTGGAACGGGCCTAGCCAGGGAATGATTGATCCAGTGAAGGAAGTCGCGGCGGCAGAAAAACGAATCAATGTCGGACTTTCAACCAGGCAGAAGGAAACCGTCGAACTGACCGGCGGCGACTTTGAAGCAAATATCGCGCAACTTGCAAGGGAAGGCGAAATGATGAAGGAAGCCGGCCTTGTATCAGTTCAGAGCGCGGAAACAATCACAGAAAAGGAGAAAAAGGAAGATGGAGAAGAAGACTAAACCGGCCCGGTTTACGAACGCCGTTCCGGCCACAGCTTCCCAGACGAACAACAAATTCTGGAATTTCGTTGATTCCGGCGGTGACAGTGCGGAATTACAGTTATTCGGAACGATTTCGTCCGAAGAAGACTGGTGGAGCGACGATTGTGTCACATACCGGAATTTTATCAACGAATTAAAGGCCCTGGGCGACAAGAAAAACATTAACGTCCTGATCCAGTCGGGCGGCGGCGATGTATTCGCGGCAAATGCCATTTATACCGCCCTGATTCAGAGCAAAGCGACAATCACGGCGACCGTGATCGGTCTTTGCGCCAGCGCGGCGACGATTATCCTTCAGGCCGCCAGTACACGCCGGATCGCAAAGAACGGCGTCCTGATGGCCCACAATCCTAGCGTAACCCTTTACGGATCTTATACGTCCGCAGAGTTGGGAAAGTTGGCAGAAGTCACGGACAAGGTGAAAGAAAGCATTATGTCCGTATATCGCGACCGCCTGGGAAAGACGGACGATGAAATCGAAGAATTGATGAACAAAGAAAGTTGGTACGTCGGCCAGGAAGCGATCGACAATGGTTTTTGCGACGAACTGATCGAAGACAGCTTTCAGAATTCCTACACGGACAAGAATGTCCTGACAGCGAACGGGATCGGATATAATTTCAAGAATTTTGTAAATACATTCGCGCCCGATGAAGTTCGGAAGAAGGTTCAGAATCTTTCTAAAACGCCGCAGAAAGAAACCGGAACTTTTTCAAATACACCAACAACACAGAAAGGAAATAGTGAAATGGGAATGACACCAGCAACGGCGGCGCCGGCTATCCAGGACGCCGCACAGTTAAGAACCGCTTATCCCGATTTTGTAAATCAGATCGTGGAAGAAGCAATCAAGGCAGAACGTGACAGACTCAAAGACATTGATTCTATCGCGAACGGTATTCCGAACGACGTTTTGATGAAAGCGAAGTACGAAGAACCACTTTCCGCCGCAGATCTGGCCCTTGCACAGTTACGCGCAAACAACCAGGCCGGACAGAAAACATTAAACAACCTTACCGACGACCTGGCAAACTCCGGCGCTGGAAGCGTTGGAACCGTTCCGAATGTTGGAAACGACGGCGGAAGCCAGCAGAAGGCCGAACAGAGAGAAGCCAAAGTCGGCGGTTTAGTCAACGCCTTAAAGGGCGACAAGAGAAGGGGGAAATAATATGCAGTTATTCAACAAAAACGAAGGCACATTCACACCGGACGCGCTGATCGTTTCCCCTGATTTCCCGATCCTGACAGGGGGAATCGGCCTGAAACGCGGCCAAGGAGTATTGAAACGCGGAACCGTAATCGTGAAGGGAACTGACAAGAACGGCTATATCGCCGGAACAACGGTTTCTTCCGTGACAATGAAGGCGTTCGGTATTCTTACGGACACCGGATCCGCCGCCGAAGGCGACAATATTCCGGCAGTATGCTATATTACCGGCCATTTCAACCGCGGCGCCGTTGCGGTTAAGGCTGGCGCAACTATCGACACTTACGAGGACGAGTTGAAAGGAATCGGGATCCACCTTGCAAACGTCCAGAAATACGAATAAGGGGGTAAGAAGACAATGCCTGATTATACAACCCGTGAAATGATGGACGCGATCGACCAGACGCCGCCCGTCCGCACATTTTTACAGAAAACCTTTTTCCCTGGCGAGGAAACCCACGTCACCGAAAAGGTAGAATTTGACGTGAGAAAAGGAAAACGCGTCATGGCGCCACTGGTAAGTCCTAGAGTCGGCGGAAAAGTAATCACACGCCAGGGTTTCCACACAAACAGCTTCACTACACCAAAAATCGCGCCGGAAAGACCGCTGACCGTCGATGATGTTTCTAAACGCGCGATCGGTGAGAATGTTTACAGTCAGAGAACACCGGAAGAACGCGAGGACGAACTTCTTTCTAAGGACATGACAGACCTGGAAGAAGCAATCGCAAGAAGAAAAGAGTGGATGTGCCGCCAGATCCTCTATGAAGGAAAAATCGACGTGGTGGACGAGGAAGAAGGCGTTGACGTTCAGGTCGATTTCGGCTTTTCGAACATTACTGTCCTGGGAGCCGATCAGGACTGGGCGCTTGCGACCGTCAATCCACTTCCTACCCTTCGCCAGATCAGAAAGAAAATCATCAAGGCGACCGGAAAAGCCCCGGACATTGCGATCTTTTCTTCCGACGTGATCGAGAAGTTCACAACGAACCCGTTCGTCGAAAAAGCTATGAATATGCTGAACATGAAGAACATCGTGATCGAACCGCGTGTCGTGGATCCGGCCCTTACTTTTTACGGCCGTATCGCGGAACTTGACCTTGATATTTACACCTACGACGAGTGGTTCTTAAATGACGAGGGCGAAGACGAAGCGATGATCCCGGACGGAACCGTCCTGATGGGCCATTCCGACGGCGAAGGCCAGATCGAGTATGGAGCAGTTACCCAGATGGAAGACAAGAAGTTCCAGACTTACGAAGGACGCCTTGTTCCGAAGCAGTACGCCGACGAGAAAAACGAGGTTAAAATGCTTCGCCTGACTTCCAGGCCGCTTCCGCGTCCGTTTGATGTGGAGTCCTGGGCGGTTATCTATGTAAACAGATCTTAATGAAGGGAGTGTCAACAGATGGCATACAGAACAAAAGTTGAAGTTCGGACAAATGGCAAGGTTTACGCGCCCGGATCCATTCTTCCGACCGATATGTCAAAAATCGACCTGGATTTTCTGAAAAAAAGAAAATTCATCGAGTTAGTGGAGATCGACGAGCGCGTGGCCGCCGCCGATGAAATCGAGGAAGACGACGAGGACGGCGCCGACGGCGATATGTTCGACGAACTGGCCCCTGGCGGCTATAAAAGCGCCGATGAAGTAAGAAAGATCCGCACAAAGAAGGAACTTTACGCTTACGCGCTTTCAATCGGCCTTGACCTGGGCGACGATTACGAGGAAAGAAAAGTGGGCGATCTGGCCGATGAAGTAATCAATTTCCAGGAAGAAAAAGAAGCCGAAGCCGACGCGGAGTAAGGGCCGGAGCCATGAAGTCGTTTAAGGAACAGCTTGAAAAAGACCTTGACAGTGTTTTCTTCAACATGAACGAATTCGCAGAAACCCACATGATCGACGGAAAAGAAGTCCCCATTGTCCTGGATAATGACCGCATTATCGAGTTGAGCATGGGAAAAACCGTCGAGACACGCGGAATCTTCACGGACGACATTCTGTTCTTCGTGCAGAAAAAAGACCTGGATTATGAGCCGGTCGCCGGCCAGCACATGGAATTTGACGGCGAGATATACCCGATTTCTGACGTGAAGGAAGATTTCGGCGGCTACACTATTATTTTAACGGGGAACCAGGATTGATCGTCCAGAAAATCGAAGTCACGGGAATTGAGGACGTCGAAAAGCGTCTGGGAAATCTGAAATCGAAGGCGCCGCTGGTCGTTGCCAGGGCGATCAACCGCGCGACAACCAACGTCAAAAAGAACATGGCGAAGGAAACTTCGGGAAAGTATTTCGTTTCCAGTGGCGACGTGAAGAAAACAATCACGGTCACAAAAGCGACAAAATCCAGCCTGAAAGCCGCGGTTATTTCGAACGGAACCGGGATCGCCCTTTCAAAATTCAAGGTAAGTCCCGGAACACCCGTCCGGTATCGCGGAAAAAACAGATCCCCAAAGGTCTACAAGGCCGGAGTTGAGAAAGCCGGCGGCGTAAAGCCATTAGACGGCGATCCGAAGTCGTTTATCGCGATTATGAAATCCGGCCACAAGGGCGTTTTTACACGTACCAGCGGCCGAAGCCTTCCGATCAAGCAGTTATACGGCCCGTCTGTTCCACAGATGATAAAAAATGAAAAAATTATGAAGGCTATTAACGACGACGCGAACGAAACGCTTCAAAAGCGAATTGACGCGGAAATCGCGAACCTGTTACGGAAGGGGTAAGAAATGCAGACAGACATTTTTTTACAGAAAGCCCTTGTCGATGAAGTGAAGGACGTTCTGAAAGGCTACACCACATTGAACAACGGGGAACCCGTGAAATTCAATGTATATCCGCAGAATTTACCGGCGAAGAAAGGGAAAAATGACGACGATCATTTTCCTTATGTGCTGGTGTGCCTTGATGAAGAAGTGATCCAGGATGAAGACGGCGACAATATTTGTTCGGTTTATTTCCTGGTCGGCCTGAACGACAAAAACGAGAACCGGCAAGGCCATTTTGACGTTGCAAATGTTCTGAATTTGATTTCAGAACGATTTTTGAAGAAGCGGCTGATTTCAGACCGTTTCAGAATTCAATTCCCGGTTTCAAAAAAGTTCCAGGAAGACGACACCTGGCCGAAATTCTTCGGCGGCATGACGACTTTGTGGACGGTAAACAAACCGATGATAGAGGAGACAGAATATGACTAATAAAAAAGTTATGTACATGGGGCCTACTTTGCGCGGCGTGGCAAGAAGCGGATCCGTTTTCGAAAACGGACTTCCGGCGAACCTGTCTAAACTGGCAGAAAAAAAGCCCATCATTAAAAACCTGATCGTTCCACTGGCCGAAACAGTGGAAACAAAGAAAGCAATCGACACGGAAGGAACGGCCGAAGCCGTGGCATACGACAAGATCGAAGCCCTTTCCAGAAGTGAGATTGAAAATATCCTGAAAGGAGAGTAAAAGCAATGTCTAATTACAAACATGGTATTAGAACCGGCCGTCAGGCGACCGCGATTTCAAATCCGGTCACTTCTGACGGCTGTATTCAGTGTGTAGTCGGAACCGCGCCGGTCAACCTGGCCGCCGATCCTTACGACACAGTGAACAAACCGTTCGCGTGTCTGAAAAAAGAAGACGCAGTAACCGCCCTGGGCTATTGTAGCGACTTCGCAAATTACACACTTTGTCAGAGTGTTTACGCGACATTCAACATTTTTGCGGTTGCGCCGCTGATCCTGATTAACGTCCTGGATCCGAAGAAGCACGTCAAGGCGTCTGTTTCTAAGACCTACACGGTCGAGGGTGGAAAGATTGTGATTGATGAAGAAGGAATCCTTCTGGATCAGTTAAAGATCGCGAACGAAGACGGAACAACGACCTACAAGGTCGATGAAGATTATGTCGCTTCCTTCACTTCTGACGGAACCGTGGCTGTTTCCATCGTGAAGACAGGCGCGGCGAAATCTGAAAAGAGTCTGAAAGCGTCCTTCGTTCAGTTAGATCCTACGAAGACGTGATCGGTTCCATTGACGCGGTCACAAAGAAGAAAACCGGCATGGAACTGGTAAACATGGTTTACCCGAAATATGGCTATGTTCCTTCTTTACTTCTGGCCCCTGGCTGGTCGCATATCCCGGCCGTGGCCCTGGCCCTGGACGCGAAGGCGTCTTCTATTTCCAGCCTTTTCACCGGAAAAGTGGTGATGGACGTCGATTCCGCAGAGGGAAAGGCCGATTCCATCGACAAGGTGAAGGAATTTAAGGATAACAACGCCATTTCCAGCCGCGGCGAAATCACTATGTGGCCGATGGTAAAGGTCGGCGACTATAAACTGTACTATTCCGCCATGATGGCCGCGAATTTGCAGTATTTAGCCGCAAACAACAACGGCGTTCCGTCCCGTTCCCCATCCAACAAGGACGCGAAGATCACCGGCTTATGCCTGGCGGACGGTTCCGAAGTCCTTCCTGATATGGACGAAGCAAACGATTATTGTAACGCTTGCGGAGTTGTTACCGCTATCAATATGAACGGCTGGAAGAACTGGGGCAATAATACCGCGGTTTATCCGTCTTCCACAGATCCGATCGACCGCTGGATCAACATTGTAACAATTTTCGACTACATCGAAAACAACTTCAAACTTACATTCTTCGAGAATGTGGACGACCTGACGAATTACCGCCTGATCGACGAGGTTGTTTCCGGCTTCAATATGCAGTTGAACGGTTTACAGGGATCCGACGACATCGCCGGCGGCGAAATCACTTTCAACCACGACGAAAACCCGATCGCAAATATCCTGAATGGTTCTATTAAGTTCCACACGAAGATCGGCGGATATACGCCGGCCGAAGATATTTACAATGTCTTCGAATTTGATCCTACCATCACACAGAACGCACTTGAAGGGGGTGGCGAATAATGGGCTATAAGATTCCAACAGTCTTAAACAACTTCAATAGCTACGGAGCCGGCCACAAGTACGTCGGGGTTTCCAACGAAGTAACACTTCCGAACTTCGAGTATATGACAGAAACCATCGACGGGGCCGGAATTGCCGGCGAAATCGAAGAAGCAATCGAAGGCGCTTTCGGTTCCTTGGAAACGGAAACAAGCTTCGGCAATATCAGCCGCGAATACTTCGATTTCATTACCCAGACCGGACAGATCACTTACCGCGGATCCATGCAGGTATTAAACACCGCAACCCAGACAAACGATTTTGAAAGCATTGTCGTAACGACAAAGGGAAAAGTCAAGGCGTTTGACCTGGGATCTTTGAAGAAGGGCGGCAAGGGCGAACCGAAAGTCACCCGTGAAGTTACTTACTGCAAGATCACAATCGCCGGAAGTACCGTCCTGGAACTTGATAAATACAACATGATCTGGAAGCTGAACGGCGTTGACCGTTTACAGAAAGTAAGAAGCCAGATTTAGGAAAGAGAGGAAATAAGCAATGACAGAGAACAAAGAGCAGAAAAGAGAAGACATGATCGGCGGCGATGAAATCGCAGTCGTTCCGGCAAACGAGGAAATCGCCGACACCCTTCTTCCGAAGAAGGAAGAAGAAGACGAGCTGATCGTCAAATTCAGAAAGCCCTACAAATTCGAGGACGACACGTTCACAGAATTAGATCTTCACGGGCTGGAAGATCTGACCGGACGTACATTGACGGCCATCGAAAAGGCTTTCAACAAGACCGGTGTATCTAGCTTCGTACCTGAAAGCACAACCACATACGCGAAGATCGTCGCTACCAAAGTGACCGGACTTCCGGCGGAGTTTTTCGAAGATCTTCCGGCCGCAGAGATCCAGAAGATTAAAAACGCCGTTGTGGGTTTTTTATACAAAGACGAGTAAGGCACGATTCCGGGGCCGACATTCAAAAAACGGCCGTCCATCTTGCGATGGCAACAAACACCGGAATAGATTTTTTCACAGATCTTCCGCTTGACGAGTATATCGACATAGCAAAGGAAGTGAGCGAAATTGGCAAAGAAAACAAGCTACGAACTGGCGCTTGAAATCGGTGGAAAAATCCAAAGTTCACTCACGAAATCGGTTAGTGGAGTTAATAACAAATTAGATTCAATCGGAAAAGCCGCAAAAACGGCCGCGAAGATAGCAACAGCCGCCTTCGCGGCCGTAAAAATTGGCGATTTTGTCAAAGATGCGGTGGACACATATTCGGAATTTAACCAGGCAATGGCCGAAACGGCCGGTATTGCCGGAGCGACCGAAGATGAATATAAACAGCTTCAAGCGGCGGCCCAGGAGATGGGAAAACGCACGACTAAGACAGCCACGGAAGCCGCCCAGGCATTAGGTTATATGAGTTTGGCCGGCTGGAACGTGAATGATTCTATTTCGGCGCTGGAACCGGTTCTTCGCTTGTCGGAAGCTACTTCGATGGATCTAGCCACCTGTTCGGACTTGGTAACTGACTCAATGAGTGCGTTGGGCCTGGGCGTTGACGATCTGACAAATTACTTGAACGTCGCTGTCCAGGCGAATAACAAATCGAACACAACCGCGCAAGCCTTAATGGAAGCGATGATCGGTTGTGGTGGCGCCGCAAAATCGGCCGGTATGGACTACAAGCAGACCGCCGCGGCCCTGGGTATCCTTGCGAACAATGGTATCAAGGGAGCGGAAGCCGGAACGGCTTTGAACTCTATGCTGGTTCGAATGACAACGAAAGACGTCGCGCAGAAAGCATTTAAGGAACTGGGCGTTTCTATTTACGATAGTTCCGGCGCAATGCGGAATATGCAAGATATTCTTGTGGAATTAAACGGCGCGATGTCTGGATTGTCCCAGGAACAGAAAAACAACTACATGGCGGCAATCGCCGGCACGAACTATTATACCCAGTTCGGCTATTTGTTGGAAGGCGTCGCAGAAGGCGCAGACGGGGCCGCGTCCACCTGGACACAGCTAACGGAAGCCTTCGATAATTCCGACGGCGCCCTGGACGCAATGGCCAACACCATGACGGACACGTTACCGGGCGCAATGGCGATTTTTGGTTCGGCGGTCGATGACGCTAAAATTCGATTGTGCGAGGTATTTGCGCCACTTGCAAAGGACGCAATCAAAGGGGTTGCTGATGTGATCCCGTCGATTACTGACCGCGCGGTCGGCGTTGCACAGTCATTTTATAACACAGTCGTTCCGGCGGCGGAGAATTTCGCGAAGAAAGCAATCGCGGCCTTTAACCAGGCGAAGCCAGCTTTTGACGAAATTCGCACGAAAGCCACGGACGCATTTATTTTTTTACGTGATACGGGAATCACGGCCTTCGAGAATATCAAGGCGAAAATTGAAGAAAACAAGCCAGCGATCGACAAAGTGATCGCGGTCGCCCTGGATCTGAAAGACAAATTGTTCCAGGCATGGGAGATAGTGAAACCGGCCATTTCCCAAATTGCAACGGTCGCAATCCCGGCCGTTATCGGGGCCATGATGAAAGTTATCGGGGCCGCGGCGACAGTTTATCAGAAATTAGATGAATGGGGACTTCTTATCCCGATTATTACCGGAATCGCCGGAGCAGTTGCGGCGGTGAAGATGGTTGAATTCGCAAAGGACACTATGAACACGGTAAAAGCCGTCAAGGCCCTTGTGGTAGTGTTTGGCGCGGAAAAGAAAGCTATGATCGTGAACCTTGCGTTGAAAGCAAAGGACAGGCTGGAAACGGCCTATCTCTACGCATTATACGCAAAGGACGCAGTTGTTAAGGGAATCAGCACAGCGGCCACATGGGCGCAGACGGCGGCCTTGACAGCCTGGAACGCGATTTGTGCGGTCGGAACGGCCGTTACTTCGGCGCTGGGCGTGGCTTTCGCATTTCTAACAAGTCCGATTGGACTTGTATGTGTGGCAATCGCGGCGGTTATTGCGATCGGCGTGTTGCTATATAAAAACTGGGACACCGTGAAAGAAAAGGCGTCACAGTTGGGCGACTGGATCGTCGGCGTATTTAACAACCTGAAAGAAAAGGCTTCGGCCGCAATTCAGGAATTCGCAGACAAATTCCCGGTTGCTTTTGCGTTCCTTTCGTCTGTATTCGAAAGTTGGAAACAGACGATCACAAATATCTTTTCGGGCGTGAAACAGGTCTTCCAGGGCGTCGTTCAGTTTATTAGCGGCGTCTTCACGGGTGACTGGTCGAAGGCCCTTGACGGACTGAAAAATATCTTTTCAGGTGCATTTCGCGCCCTGTCTTCGCTGGCGCTGGCGCCCCTGAACGCGCTGAAAGGCGTCGTCGTGGGTGCTTTTAACGCGATCGACACAGCGACAGGCGGAAAGTTATCTGTAATCAAAAACAAGGTTTCAGACGCGTTTTCGTCCATCAAAAAAACAGCCGGATCCATCATGCAAGCGGCGAAAGATACGATTTCTGAAAAGCTATCGAATATCAAGTCCGCGTATGAGGAACACGGCGGCGGAATTAAGGGAATCGCCGCGGCGGCAATCGAGGGCGTAAAAGGCTACTACACGGCCGGATATACCTTCATAGATAAATTAACGGGCGGAAAATTGACCGCGATCAAGGAGAAATTCTCCAAAATCTGGTCGCAGATTTCCGAAAAGGTAAGTGAAGCCTGGACGACGATAAAAAATATCGTGAAAGTCGGGGTTATGCTGATCGGCGAAATCATTTCGGCCGCTTTTCAGATTATCACGCTTCCGTTCCAGTTTATCTGGCAGAACTGCAAGGACACGATCCTTTCAGCCTGGGAGTTTATCAAATCAACCGTTTCGGACGGAATTCAGAAGGTCAAAGACACGATTTCGTCTTTCCTTTCTCCGATCGTAAACGCGGTTTCGGGCGCCTGGTCGTCCGTAAAATCAGCCACAAGTTCGGCCTGGTCGGCGGTGAAATCCGCGACAAGTTCAGCCTGGACGGCGGCGACCGGTTATATTTCCGAAAAAATTAACGGCGCGAAACAGGTTGTTTCGTCCGTGACTTCAACGATCAAATCAACCGCTTCGGCGGCCTGGTCGTCCGTAAAATCAGCCACAAGTTCGGCTTGGTCGGCGGTATCGTCGGCAACAAACACAGCCTGGACGGCGGCAAGCGGCTATATTTCGAACAAAATTAACGCCGCGAAAGCGACCGTTTCTTCGGTTGCTTCATCCATTCGATCAACCGCTTCTGCGGCCTGGTCGGCGGTATCATCCGCGACAAATTCAGCCTGGACAACGGCGACGGGTTATATCTCAAACAAGATTAACGCCGCGAAAGCGACAGTTTCTTTGGTTACTTCGTCCATCCGGTCAACCGCTTCGGCGGCCTGGTCGGCGGTGTCGTCTGCTACAAGTTCAGCGTTTGAAAATGTCCGGGCAACTATGAGCAACAAAATAAACACAGCGAAGGCGAATGTGTCGTCGGCATTATCGGGAATCCGTTCGGCCTTTTCTTCCGGCTTATCCGCCGCGAAGAACACGGTCACAAGTATTTTCGGGAATATCGTGTCGGCGATCAGTGGAAAGATGGAATCGGCGAAAAACGCCGTATCAAACGCGATCGGCGCATTAAAAAGCAAATTCAACTTTTCCTGGAGCCTTCCAAAGCTGAAACTTCCGCACGTTTCTATTTCGGGCGGTTTTTCAATCAATCCGCCTTCTGTTCCCCATTTCGGGATCAGTTGGTATAAAAACGGTGGTATTTTAGACAAACCGACCATCTTCGGGGCAAGTGGAAACAACCTTTTGGGCGGCGGAGAAGCCGGCAAAGAAGCGGTTCTTCCGCTGACTGAATTGTGGTCGAATATGAAATCCATCGTCGCCGGAGTCGTCCAGGGCAACCAAAACGACGGCGCAGCTTCTATTTTCGACAGAATGAAACAGCTTGTCGGAATCCAGAGCAACGGCCAGCCGGCGGAATCAGTCACGAAACAGCTTTACAACAACGTGACAACCAGCAACACAACCAACAAAACGAAGGAAGATAATTCTTCAACGGATAGTTCGAAATTTGTCTATTCGCCTTCGGTTGTGATCCAGGGCAACGCAAGCAAGGAAGACGTGAACGAAGCCCTTGAAATGTCACAGCAGAAGTTTAATGAAATGATGGACAGATGGAAGAAGGGGAAGGAAAGGACTTCATTCGCATAAAGAAGGGGCCATGATATGGACGAAAAAAGATACTACACAACCGTTTCTGGCGATATGTGGGACTCTATCGCCTACGCTTTTTATGGCGACGTGAAATACATCGGCTTACTGATGGACAGCAACCCCCAACTTCTGGACATTTCCGTGTTTTCCGATGGCACTCCGGTTTATATCCCGGAGTTGCCGGAAGAAAGCGACGAAGACCTTCCAGAATGGAGAGTGTAAGCCATGCAAGCGCGACAGTCTTATGTTTCCGTGAAATACAACGGAAAGGACATCACAAAGAAAATAACCGATTATACAGAAGGCTTCGAGTATGTGGACAACGCGAGCGGTACGGCCGACACTGTTTCCTTGAAATTAAACAACCGAAGCGGCGTCTGGTGGGGCGGCTGGATCCCTATTCAGGGCGACTATGTGGAAGCTACCATCAAGACAACAAACTGGAACAAAGAAGGCGACAACCGAAGCCTGAATTGTGGTTATTTCCTGATTGACGACCTGGGATATTCCGGGCCGCCGCAAATTGCCACGATCGGGGGCATAGCGACACCGATCAACACGGATTTCAACGTCACGAAGAAATCGAAGACCTGGAAGAAAACATCAGTCAAAGGAATTCTTTCGAGCATTGCCGCAACGGCAAAGATCGGCTTGTATTTCTCCGGCCAGGACTATTCGATCGACGAAATGGAGCAATCCGACCAGACGGACGTTGAATTCGCTTTCAGTCTTTGCGCGTCTTACAACCTGGCTATGAAATTATATAACCGGAAAATGGTTGTATTCGATCAGACGGACTATGAAAAGAAGGCGGCCAGTCTTTCACTTGACCGGTCAAAATGTTCTTCCTGGTCGGCCACTAAGAGCATGACGCGGCTATATGACGGCGTTCAGATCTGCTATACAGATTCTAAGAAAAATAAGACGCTGAAATATAAATTTATGATGAGGAACGGATCAAGGATCCTGAAACTGAATGAAACCGCGGAAAGCCTTCAAGACGCGGAAATCAAGGCGAAGGCGAAACTGTTAGAGCATAACAGAAAATGCCAGTCTATTAACGTGAAAACAAGGGGCGATGTGAAGTATATCGCTTGTAAAAATATAAAAATGTCCGGCTTCGGCAAACTGGACGGGAAATATTATATTGACACCGTGACACACACAAAGGACGCCAGCGGCGGTTATACCGTAAGCCTTGATATGCACCTATGCGTGATTGTAAACGGCGTCACAGTTGCGACCGTGGAGTCCGGGAACACTACAAAGAAAGCCGCCAACAGTTCCACGAAGGCGAAGACCTACACTATTGTAAGCGGCGATACCTTGTGGAGAATTTCAACAAAATTCCTGGGATCCGGTGCTAAGTATATGCAGATTTATAACACAAATAAATCGACTATTGAGTCGGCCGCGAAATCACACGGAAAATCATCGTCAAGCAACGGTCACTGGATCTGGCCGGGAACAGTCCTGACGATTCCAGGATAAAGAAAGGGGACGCATGAGCGATATTATAAGAGTTGGCTATATTTCGGCGATTAACTACACGGACGGGACGGCCCAGGTCGTCTATAAAGACCGTGACAATGCCGTTTCGCCGTATATGCCGTTTTTCTCAAATGAATTTGATCCGCCACCGGTTGAAACCCTTGTGTATGTGGTACACCTGGAAAACGGCGGAACGCGCGGCGTGATTCTTCCGCCGCCGTATGCAGAAGGAAACCGGCCGCCGGAAGGCGTCGCCGGGATCTGGCGAAAAGATTTCGGGGACGGAAGCTATATCCGGTACGATAAGAAGGCGAAACGCCTTGATGTGGTATCGGATAGCGTGAACGTCGAAGGATTGAATGTTTCCGGGAATCTGACGGTCGGCGGCAATGCAACCGTAACTGGCAAGATCAGTGCCGGAAGCATTTCGGCAAAATCAATCAGCACGACCGGAAATGTCCATGTGGGCGGCAACCTGACCGTTTCCGGCAGTTATCCGACATAGGAAGGGCGGTGATGTAAATGATCGGATATTTCGGGGACATTATCTTCGAAACCAGCGACAAGAAAATCTGCAATTTCAATGATTTCAAACAGGCCGCTTCCGCGAACTATTCCGAACACAGTCGTTACCGGAAGAAATCGGAACGGGAATTCATCGGCCCGAACAACGAAGGCGTGTCGTTCACAATGAAGATCCGCGCCGGTCACGGTGTACGGCCCCGTATTATGAAGGACAAACTGATAAAGTATTGTGAAAGTGGAAAAGTTTGTCCGCTAGTAATTGGCGGCCACAAGATCGGCGGCGGAAAGTGGACGGTTGATTCCATCGACGCAAACTTTAAGGAAGTGTGGAACCGCGGCGAACTTGTTTCCGTCGAAATCGCCGTAACGGCCACGGAATACTATTAAGGGGGCGCGAACGATGATTGAAATTGACGGCGTACAAATTGTAATGAATAGCGAAGTGGAGCTTTCCCTTCGTCAAGAAATCATGGAAAAGGTGTCTTTTATTTTATCCGTTTTGAAAGGCACTATTCCGATGAACCGGGAAGTCGGGATTGATCCTGATGTTATATCGGCGCCGGCCTACCAGGCCCAGAACCTTTATACCATTTCGGCGATCGAAGTTGTCGAAGAATTCGAAGATCGCGTTTCGGTCGATGAAGTCCGGTTCGAAGCAAATGGAAACGGAAATTTAATTCCGAAGGTGGTGCTTGTATATAATGGCTGATGAAATCCAGAAACTATATGATCTTCCCGACGTATCGTTCATAGACGACATTACATTCGATCAGATCTTGAATGAAAATATTACAAACTG